AAAACAAATTATTTTTATCTGGTCGAGATTCCAGAACTTAAAACGAGTGAGGAGGTCGCAGATCGTTGCAATAAATAAAGAGAATGCCCTATACTTGGGGTGTGAACATTCCGAGAATATACCTATGAAAAAACTCACCAAGAAAGAAATTGCCGAAGGCATACAGGCTATGCCAATCGAAAGAATACTACTCGGTGCTAATAGTCCTAATGGATTGAAACTCACTAAGAAACAAAAAGAGTTTGCCGAGCAAGTGGTCAAGACTGGTAACAAGTCAGAGGCTTACAGAAGAGCATACAATCACAAGGGTAAACGAACTACTGCCTCAAGAGATGCCCAGAAGGTCGCAACCTCTCCCCACGTTGCCACCTACATAAACGCTTTAAACATGGCTAAAGAAGTGGAGGAGTATCTTTTACCCTCTCGCTTAAGGACAATGGCTATAAATAAACTTGCGAACATGGCATTGAATGACGATCTCGCACCAGCCCAGCAATTAAAGGCTCTGGAACTTGTGGGGAAAATGTCGGAGGTCTCTTTGTTCTCGCAGAGAGTCGAACACATCCACTCAGTGGATAGTAATACGCTGAAGGCTCAGTTACTAACAGCCATTACAACGGCTATAACTAATAGCAAGAGCCTACAATCTAGAGTAAAAAGAACGGCTGAAAGTCTTTTAGCAGAGTTAAACGGCTCTGATCTGGTAGAAATCGAAGGGGTAGAGGCTGAAATTCTGACTCCAGAGCCTCCCACCACCCCCCACCACCCCAAAATTGAATTAGCATTGGCTGAGCCTTTGCATAGTATTCCACACAATCAGTCACCTAACAGTCAAGAGATAGTAACCAATAGCGATACTAGGGTAAACCCTGATATGTCTAACAATGTTACACATCTAAGGGAAAACCCTAATATGTCGAACAATGTTATACATGTAGGTATAAACCCTAATGGGGAGGGGGTAACAAAAACGGATTGGGTTGAGAGTAACAATGTTATAGAAACCCCCCCAGTCACAAATTGGGTAGAAAAAGGGTAGGGGGATATATTTTGGAAAATTACGAAGAATGGAAGAAAAGAATTGATATAGAGGTAGCGGTATTAGATCAAACAATTGCGATATTAAAATCATTAAGAGATGCTACTGCTTTAAGTTCTTTTCCGTGTAGTAATAGATTTAGGATTGCTAAGAAACAACCGAATGAGGATAAGAATGACTTTTGATGATGTTGAACAGTATCTACAGTATTTAGCTATTCATGATAGGAGAAGGTTAATGATTCTAATGGATAGGTTAAAGCATACGCTGATGCATGATGCTGCTTGGGAGGCGGCACAAGAATTAATTAGGAGAGTAAAGTGACGAAGGCACAGAAGGAGATCTTCCATGTGATTGAAGCGTATTGGAATAACTTTGGCTTTGGTCCTACGGTGGATGATGTCATGTTTATGACTGGCGATAAGGGGCGTGGTAATACGCATCGCAAAATGAAAATGTTAATAAAAATAGGGGTTTGTAAAGGAGACTTAAAGTATGCTCGTAGTATTCGCCCTGCGTATATTAAACTTAGGAATTTAAATGGATGAAGAAATAAAAAGGCTGTTAGATATTCTTGAGCTTCTTCCAGATGAGGAGAAGGCTCCGATTGTTCCAATAGCAAATGCTTATCTAGCTTCGTTGACGAAGGAACAAGGTGAGATTGACTTTATGAGTTTTGTGCAGACGATGTGGCCAGGGTTTATACATGGCGAACATCATGCGTTAATGGCAGCTAAATTTGAGGAGATTGCTAGTGGAAAAATTAAACGACTTATTATCAATATGCCTCCTCGGCATACTAAGTCTGAATTTGCTTCTTACCTGTTACCTGCTTGGTATTTGGGTAAATTCCCCAATAAGAAAATTATTCAATGCTCGAACACGGCAGAACTAGCCGTAGGGTTTGGTAGAAAGGTGAGAAACTTAGTTGATGGAGAAAATTATGGAAAAGTATTTCCCAATGTATCTCTTCGGTCGGATAGTAAAGCTGCTGGTCGTTGGTCCACCAATGCTAATGGTGAGTATTTTGCTATTGGTGTTGGTGGTACTGTTACTGGTAAGGGAGCTGATTTACTCATTATTGATGATCCTCATTCAGAACAGGAAGCTGCGTTGGCAGCAGGAGATCCTTCGGTTTTTGATAAGGTTTACGAGTGGTATACGTCAGGTCCACGTCAGCGTTTACAACCTGGTGGTTCGATTGTTGTAGTGATGACTCGCTGGTCAAAGAGGGATTTGACTGGCAAAATTTGTCAGGCGATGATTGACCGAGATGGCGATGAATGGGAAATTATCAGCCTTCCAGCAATTAAGCGAAATGAAAAACCATTATGGCCAGAGTTCTGGAGTTACGATGAACTGTGTAAGCTTCGCATTGAATTACCTTTATCCAAATGGCAAGCCCAGTATCAGCAGGATCCAACAAGTGAAGAAGGTGCGATTGTTAAAAGAGAATGGTGGCAAGTGTGGGAAAAGGAGACACCACCTCCATGTCACTATATAATCCAGTCATGGGATACGGCATTTACAAAAAGTGAGCGAGCCGACTATTCAGCCTGTACAACTTGGGGAGTATTTTATTTAAATGAAAACGAGCAAGACCCACATATTATTTTATTGGATGCACTTAAAGAACGTATGGAGTTCCCCACTCTTAAAGAAAGAGCCTACGAAATGTACAAGGATTGGCAACCTGACAGCTTTATTGTTGAAGCGAAAGCGTCTGGTGCTCCCCTTATATTTGAGCTTAGACGAATGGGAATACCTGTTCAAGAGTTTACACCGACTAGGGGAAACGATAAAATATCTAGGGTTAATAGCGTATCAGATTTGTTTGCTAGTGGTAAGGTATGGGCACCAAGAAAAAGATGGGCTGAAGAGGTCGTAGAAGAGCTGGCAGCATTTCCAAATTCAGACCACGATGACTTGGTAGACTCAACCACACAAGCTTTGTTAAGATTCAGAAGAGGTGGATTTATCACTTTACAAAGTGATGAGCCAGATGAGCCTAAAGAATTTAGGCGTAAACGTGCATATTATTAAGGATTCATATGTCAATAGATAAAGCCCTGTATCAAGCTCCACAAGGTTTAGCAGCCATCGATGGACCAGATGTCGAGATTGAGATTGTCGATCCAGAAGAAGTAGACATCAAAATGGATGGCGTAGAAGTCCAACTCGGTGGTGAGTCTATTGAAGACTTTGACGCTAATTTGGCGGAATATGTTCCTGAATCTGTTTTAACGCAAATCGCTGGTGATCTCATGGGAGATTTTCAGTCCGACATTGATTCTCGTAAAGACTGGATACAAACCTATGTGGATGGCTTAGAGTTACTAGGCTTAAAGATTGAAGAACGCTCAGAGCCGTGGGAAGGTGCTTGTGGAGTTTATCATCCTGTTTTGGCAGAAGCTGTCATTAAGTTTCAGTCAGAGACCATTATGGAAACCTTTCCAGCAAGTGGTCCTGTTAAGGGTGAGATAGTTGGTAAAGAAACCCAAGACAAAAAAGATGCAATGGGTAGAGTGGTAGAAGACATGAACCATCAGCTTGTGGATGTGATGCAAGAATATCGCCCAGAACATGAACGTATGCTTTGGGGAGTAGGACTTTCAGGTAATGGATTTAAGAAGGTTTATGTTGATCCGACTTTAGATCGTCAGGTTTCGATGTATATTCCAGCTGAAGACTTGGTAGTGCCATATGGTGCGAGTAGTCTTGAGGCGGCTGAAAGAATTACCCATGTGATGCGTAAGACTGAAAGTGAGATGAATCACTTGATTTATGCAGGATTTTACAGAGATATTAGTTTAGGAACACCAGATAACATTCTGGATGAAGTAGAAAAGAAGATAGCAGAAAAGTTAGGGTTTAGAGCCAGCACGGATGACAGATTTAAAATCTTAGAAATGCATGTGCACTTAGATTTACCTGGCTTTGAACATAAAGATAAGGCAGGAGCTGAAACTGGAATCGCTCTTCCGTATGTTGTAACGATTGAAAAAGCCAATGGAACGATATTGGCAATTCGTAGAAACTGGAGAGAAGATGACAAGACACACCAAAAAAGACAACATTTTGTTCATTATGGTTATATTCCTGGTTTTGGTTTTTACCACTTTGGGCTTATACACCTTATTGGGGCTTTTGCCAAGTCTGGAACTTCTATTTTAAGACAGTTAGTTGATGCAGGATCCTTGTCTAATCTTCCTGGAGGCTTTAAAACTCGTGGATTACGAGTCAAAGGTGATGATACACCGATAGCTCCAGGTGAATTTAGAGACGTAGACGTACCATCTGGCACGATGAAAGACAACATCATGCCGTTGCCGTACAAAGAACCAAGCCAAACATTGATGGCATTACTCAATCAGATTGTGGAAGAAGGTAGAAGGTTTGCTTCTAGTGGCGATTTGAAGGCAAGTGACATGAGTAGCCAGTCACCAGTCGGTACAACGCTGGCAATTTTGGAAAGAACCTTGAAAGTCATGAGTGCGATACAAGCTCGTATCCACTATTCAATGAAACAAGAGTTCAAATTACTTAAAGAGATTATTGCTGACTACGCTCCAGAGGATTATTCCTTTGAACCTGATACTGGAGACCGTAAAGCTCGTAGATCTGACTATGAAATGGTCAATATTATCCCTGTAAGCGACCCTAATGCGGCTACTATGAGCCAAAAAGTGGTGCAATATCAGGCAGTTTTACAGCTTTCACAGACTGCACCCCAGCTTTATAACTTACCTTATCTACATAGACAGATGTTAGAAGTGATTGGGATAAAAAATGCAGAAAAATTGGTGCCAATGCAAGAAGATATGAAGCCAACGGACCCTATTACGGAGAATATGAACGCTTTAAAGAATAAACCACTCAAAGCTTTCATGTATCAAGACCATCAAGCTCATATTCAAATCCACATGGCTGCATTAAATGATCCAAAAATCAAACAAGTCATTGGTCAAAACCCACAAGCACCACAAATTATGCAAGCTTTACAGTCACATATTACCGAGCACGTTGGAATGGAGTATATGAGACAGATGCAAGAGCAAATGGGTATCCAAATTCCTTATTCTGATAATGAAGATGATGATATTAAGTTAACACCAGAACAAGAAATGCAGATTACTCGCATGGCTGTACCAGCTGCTCAGAATATTCTAGGTCAAAATAAAACTGCTCAAGCTGCACAACAAGCTCAACAAGCTGCACAAGATCCAATTATCCAGATGCAGATGAAAGAATTACAGTTAAAGGCACAAGAAATTGATATTAAACAGAAGAAGATGCAAATTGATGCGGCTAAAGGTGCTGATCAGATTGAAATTGAAAAAATGCGTATTGCAGCCCAAAAAGAAATTGCTGGTATGCAGATTGGAGCTAAAACAAGATCTGATAGAGAGTCTTTAGAAGCCAAACAACAATTAGAAGGTATGAAGTTAGGTCATCAAATTGGTAATGCAAAAGCCCAAATGAATCAACAACGCCAAAGTCAAAAACTTCAGGTAACAGCTGATTTATATAAAAACGCTAAACAACTTAAAAAAAAGGAAATTAAATGAAAGAAAAAATACTAGATCATCTTCTCAAACAGATTGATGACAAAGTAAAGATTCTTGAAGAGGCTCTGGGAATCGGTGAAGCCAAAGACTATGCCGATTACCAAAGAATGTGTGGTGAGATTCATGGTCTGCTCACCGTGCGTAGAAATATCATAGACCTTAAATCAAGACTGGAGAATTTCGATGACTGAAATACTAATCGGCTCAAACACCGATGATGTGAACGCAACAACAACCCTGCCTCAAACAGCAGAAGAAAAAGCAAAGCAATTACCTGAACCAATGGGTTATCGCATGTTGGTAGCAATACCAGATGCAGAAAAAGAACATAGTGGTGGAATTCTAAAAGCAGATCAAACTCTGCATATGGAAGAAGTTCTATCTACTGTATTCTTTGTTTTAAAAATGGGACCTGATTGTTATCAAGACGAGAAGCGTTTCCCAAATGGTCCGTGGTGTAAAGTCGGTGACTTTGTTCTAGCCAGACCCAATACTGGCACTCGCCTAAAGATTCATGGCAGAGAATTCCGATTAATCAATGATGATTCTGTCGAGGCAGTAGTAGATGATCCTCGTGGAATTACAAGAGCTTAAGGAGAACACAATGGCTGAATTTGAAAAACAAGATTTTTCTTTTTTAAGTGAAGATATTGAAGATGATAAAGTTGAAATTGAAGTTGTTGATGATACCCCAGAGGAAGATCGGATTAATGCTGCACCGATGCCAAAGGAAATTGTTGATGAGTTTGAAGCTGATGATTTAGAGTCTTACTCTAAAGAAGCTAAACAACGCATTCTTCAAGCAAAGAAACTGTTAAATGACGAGCGTAGGGCTAAAGAAGCAGCTCTCAGAGAAAACGAAGAAGCTATTCGTCTTGCTAATACCATTATTAATGAGAACAAGATTTTAAAAAGTCGACTTTCTGATGGTGAAAAAGTCTATGTTAATACGGCTAAAGAGAAGTTAGCCTCTGACTTAGATAAGGCAAGAAGAGAATATAAAGAAGCGTATGACTCTGGTGATGCTGAAAGATTGGTCGAAGCTCAAGAGCGATTAACAGAAGTGCAGTTTAAAGCTCAAGAGATGGAAAGATATCGCCCACAATACGATGAAAATGCTTTACAATCATCTGTAAATGAGGTACAAATACCTCAAGAGCAGAGCCAACCTGCACGACTGGACTCAAAAACCCAAGCGTGGCTTGACAAAAACAAGTGGTATGGTACTGACGATGATATGAGTTTTCTCGCTATGGGCATACATAAGCGACTAGAAAGGGAAGGAGTCCCACTAGGCTCCGATCACTACTGGTCTACTATTGATGCAGAAATGAGAAAACGATTCCCTGACAAGTTTGGGGAAGTAGAGACCAAAACCTCTACAACAACTCGCAAAAGCACGGTAGTTGCACCAGCAACGAGATCTACCTCTTCAAAAAAGATTACTTTAAATACTCGACAACTGGATCTGTGTAAGAAATTAAAAATTTCACCAGAGCAATATTTTAATGCATATGTAAAATCGGAGTCCCAAAATGGCTGAACAAAATCGTAATAACCGTGAAATAGAAACTAGACAACAAACTGTGAGACCAATGGCTTGGAGACCTCCAGAGTTGTTACCTGAACCAGACAAGCAAGCAGGATTTGCTTATCGCTGGGTTAGGGTTTCGATGCTTAACAACGCTGACCCTCGTAATCTCTCTTCAAAACTGAGAGAAGGCTGGGAACCAGTCAGAGCTGAAGAGCAACCGAAATATGGCATGTTAACTGATCCTGATAGTCGATACAAAGACAATATTGAGATTGGTGGCTTATTACTCTGCAAGATACCTGAAGAGTTTGTACAGGCGAGATTTGATTATGAGGCAAATCAAACCCAGGCGAATGCAGATGCAGTAGATAATAGTTTTTTAAGGCAAAGCGACTCTCGTATGCCTCTGTTCCAAGAACGGAAGTCTACGGTTAGTTTTGGAAATCGTTCATAATTTTAGGAGAATTATATGGCTTATCCTACAGTAGCAGGTCCATACGGACTAAAGCCAGTTAACTTGATTGGTGGTCGTGTATATGCTGGTTCTACTCGCATGTTCCCTATCGTCAATGGCTATGCAACTAGTTTGTACAACGGTGACGTTGTAACAATTGGTTCAAGTGCAAGTAATACTGGTACATTAATTGCAACAACTTTAGCTTACAACACAACTACTGCTGAAACTGGCACGATTGGTGTTTTTGTTGGTTGTGAATATTCAACAACTGGCGGTCCAATTTATGGTAAGAATCGTTACCAATATTGGCAAGGTGCTACATCAGCTCCTGACGCTATTGGTTATGTTGTTGATGATCCACAAGCTGTGTTCCAAACTGTAGTGTTATCTAGCACAGGTAGCTCAACATCTGGTTCAACAACTATCCAGTACATTAACCCAGCTTTCGTTGGTTCTAATGCTTATTACATTGGTAACGCACAAGGAAATACTGGTTCTACAACAACAGGTGATTCATATGCTGGTATCGCTGTAGCAACTGCTGCAACTAGTACTTCTGCTATTACTCCTGTGACAGCGACTGCACCATTCAAGATCGTTCAAGTTGTAACTGCATCAGCTGTTACTGTGACACAAAATGCTACAACATCTAGCACAACTGTTACTTTATCTGCTGCAAATACACAGATCCTTCCTGGTATGGTCATTTCAGGTCCTGGTATTAACCCAGGTAGCAATACCTATGTAACAACAGTAAACGGCACAACTGTGACGATCAACAAAGCTGTAACAACAGCCCAGTCGACTGCAACACAGTATTCATTCACAGGCTATCCAGAAGCGTTGGTAACTTGGAACGCAGGTTTCCATAGTTATTTCAATTCAACTGGTGTTTAATTAAGGAGCATTTAAATGGCTATTTCTCGTGCACAACTATTAAAAGAGCTATTACCTGGATTAAACGCTTTGTTTGGTCTTGAATATGCTCGTTACGGTGAAGAACATAAAGAAGTTTATGAAATCGAAACTTCTGAGCGTTCTTTTGAAGAAGAAACAAAACTGTCAGGCTTCTCAGCTGCTCCAGTCAAAAACGAAGGTCAAGCCATCGCTTATGACAACGGACAAGAAGCATGGACAGCTCGTTATAACCACGAAACTATCGCTCTTGGTTTCAGCTTAACTGAAGAGGCAATCGAAGATAACTTGTACGATTCTCTCTCTGGTCGCTATACCAAAGCTTTGGCTCGTGCAATGGCTTACACCAAACAGGTTAAGGCTGCTGCTGTATTAAACAACGGTTTTAATAGCCAGTTCACTTATGGTGACGGTCAGCCTTTGTTCTCTACTGCACACCCATTAATCTCTGGTGGTGTTAACGCCAACACTCCATCAACTCCTGCTGACTTGAATGAAACTGCATTGGAAAATGCTGTTATTCAAATCGCTGCATGGACTGATGAGCGTGGTTTATTAATTGCTGCAAAACCGAAGAAGTTGATTGTTCCACCTGCACTCCAGTTCGTAGCAACTCGTTTGTTAGATACTGAACTTCGTGTTGGTACAAACAACAACGACATCAACGCAATTAAGAACAACGGTTCTGTTCCAGAAGGTTATGCAATTAACCACTTCTTGACAGCAACTAATGCATGGTTCTTGACTACTGATGTTCCTAATGGTTTGAAGATGTTCGTAAGAACACCTTTACAGAACTCAATGGATGGTGACTTCGATACAGGTAACGTACGTTACAAGTCTCGTGAGCGTTATTCTTTTGGTGTATCTGATCCATTAGGTATTTACGGTTCTTACTAAGGTTATTTCCTTCGTGAGAGGACTTGTCCCCAGCCTAAAAACTGGGGATTTTTTTATAAAAAAGATTGCACAAATTTATAGAAGTAGTAAACTAATGATTACTGGGTGATTAACTATTCCACCACTGCCCCAGCAGACGATGCAACGATCGGAATAGCAACTTTTGCATAAGGAAATTTGTCATGGCACGTTCTACATTTAATGGACCAATCCTATCTGGTGCTAACCGTTTTGGTCCTGTTCGTGATGTTGGTTATACCGACCTCGTTCAAACAGCTCTTTTAGACTTTTCAGTAACTGCACCTGGTGCTAACTATGGTGGTAGTTCTGGTCAATTTGTAGCTTCAAATAACATTCCTAACTCAGCTGCTGTTATTTACACCCCACAAAACGGTGTATTTAGCAACACTGGTCCTACAGCAGCATCTGCTCCTACAGCTGATGCAACCAATACTGTTTATCGTGGCGTAGTTTTCTACTTGCCATACAGCTGTAATATCACTGACGTTATCCTTGATGTTGGCACAATTCCAAAAGACAACGCTGGTACTCCAGTGGCTGTAAGTGCAATTCAACCATATGTTTCTAATAACTTTGCAACTTCTACTGGTGTGTATGCAACATTTGCTAACATTTCTAGCCCAGCTGCACAGCGTTACACAGCAACATTTGTAGGCTCACAGTTAACCAATAGCAATGCAACTTTGCAAGACTTCCAAAACTTGCAAGCAGGTCAAGAACCAGCATGGTTTACCCAAGTAGTTGTGACATTAAAAATGACAACAACCTCAGCTGGTTTGTCTTCAGGTCAAGTTGAAGTAACTTTACGTTACAACCAAAATGACATGAACATTGGTAACGCAACAACTTACCCATATGGTAACTTTGACTAATTAGTCCGAGGGGCTTCGGCCCCTTTTTAAAAACTTAGGAGATTAATTATGACAGTGCAATATGATGTTTTAAGTTCATATAACACAACATCGCCAGCAAACATTACGTCTAATAGACAACGCTTAAAAGGTTTTGCTTATTTAGGTGCAGGTTCCGCTGGAATGATTACATATACAGATACTGTTACAGGCGCTATTCTTTACAAAATGGGTGTTTCTGCGGGCGATACATATACTATTAATTTAATTTTTCCTGGTGAAGGTATTTTAGCTCCTAACGGTCTAACAATTACTTTTAGTGGCTTAACATACATAACTACTATTTATGGCTAAAAAGAACCCTTCTCTCGCAGTGAACCGTATTTGCGAACTTTGTGGCGTAGATATTGCTCACATGCGAGCAGATGCAAGGTTTTGTTCTAGAAGCCATAAACGTATTACTAGCGATAGCAAAAGAAATCATGCTGCTGAGTATCAACGTAACAAAGAAACACGTCAAGCACAGGCGCTCAAGTACTATTATGCTAATCACGAAAAAGCCAAAGAGTTACAATTAGCTAGGCAAAAGACTAGGCTACCACAAATTGCTGCATATGAAGCTGCTCGTAGAGCTTTAAAACTCCAGCGTACTCCTAAATGGCTTACTGAAATTGATAAAGAACGTATTCAAAATGAGTACAAATTAGCGGCATTACAGTCTAAAATTACTGGTGAGCCGTGGCATGTTGACCATATTATTCCGTTACAGGGTAAATTAGTTTCTGGGCTACATGTTCCAAGCAATTTAAGGTCTATGCGTGGCGTTGACAATATTTCAAAAAATAATAATTTTGAGGTCGCATAATGGCTAACCCAATAAGTAAAACTACTAAAGGAAAAGGTAGACATTACCTAAGTACAAAAGAAGGTGCTGGTATGACAGCAGCTGGACGCAAAGCATATAATGCAAAAACGGGGTCTCATTTAAAGGCTCCGCAACCTGAAGGTGGCGCACGTAAGAAGTCTTTTTGTGCA